ATAAATTAAAAGCTTTAGAAAGTTTTCAAATAGAAAGGTTAAAAATATAATGGACGACATGACATTTGTAGAAAGAATAAGACGAATAGTGAAAATGAGACATGATGATATAGTTTCAGCAATGGCATCAGGAGCTGTTGACAATATGGAAAAATATCAGTATATGTTAGGACAGATACGTACATATCAGTATCTAAGTCAGGAAATATCCACCCTGCTAAACAAAAAGGAGCAAAAAGAACATGACGGAACAGTTATCAACATCAACTCAAAACCCAAAAATTGAGTTACCAAATAAAAAATTAGTTGGTGTCAAGCCGACAGAAAAACCTAAAGAAGTAAAAACACCTAAACCAACAGGTTGGAGAATTTTAGTTTTACCTTTTAAACAAAAAGAAAAAACTAAGGGCGGTGTTATATTATCAGACGTTACAGTAGAAAAATCGCAAGTAGCATCAACTTGTGGTTTAGTTTTAGACATGGGACCACACTGCTACGATAAAGACAGATACCCAGAAGGTCCTTGGTGTAAAAAAGGTGATTGGATTATCTTTGCAAGATATGCCGGATCCCGGATTAAAATAGATGGGGGCGAGATAAGACTTCTCAATGATGATGAAGTTTTAGCAACCGTGGATAGCCCTGAAGATATATACCACGAATTTTAACCATAGGAGGAAACTATGCCAGACAACGAAGAAACTAAAACAATTGAACTTGATACATCCGAAGGTGGTGCTAGAGTTGAATTGCCAGAAACAGAAAAAGAAGTAGATAAAACTTTTGAAAAAGAGGAAGTAAAAAATGAACCAAATATTACGTACGATAATAAGCCCGATGATACACCTGAGAAATCAGATGAGCAGCCGGATGTTCGAGATGACAAGAACGACGGGGGAGAAGTTGAGAAGAAAACTTCTGAAGAAAAAAGTGATAAACCAAAAGACAACATTAGAGAAGTTGAAGAATACTCTGAAGGCGTTAAGAAAAGAATAGCCAAACTTACAAAAAAAATGCGTGAAGCAGAGAGGCAAAAAGACGAAGCCATCTCTTATGCTCACCGTATTAAAGGTGAGAGAGATAGATATGAAGCTACAGCCACATCGCTAGATAAAAATTATGCTAGTGAGATGGAAGGTAGAATTTCATCTTCTCTTTCAGCAGCGCAAGCTAAACTTGCAGCAGCAAGAACTAACGAAGACTCAAAAGCTGAAGTAGAAGCATTAACTGCTATTTCTCAATTGGGTTATGAACAAGGTAAATTAGCTGAAATTAAATCTCAACAAGCGATGCAAGAAACTGCCGCTAAAGAAAGACCAACATTACAGCAAAGACCGCCTCAACAACAGGCACCTAAAGATCCTAAAGCAGAAGCCTGGGCTGAGGAAAATGAGTGGTTTGGTAAAGATAATGCTATGACTTATACGGCATTTGACTTACATAGAAAGCTTACTGAAGAAGAGGGTATGGACCCACAATCTAATGAATATTATATTGAGGTGGACAGAAGAATAAGACTTGAATTTCCCCATAAATTTGGTAAGAAAGAACAACAGATTAGTAAACCTACACAAAACGTTGCTTCGGCCACGCGTAGTTCAAAGACTAATCGCAAATCTGTGAGGCTCACATCATCACAGGTCGCAATAGCGAAAAAATTAGGTGTGCCATTAGAAGAGTATGCGAAACAACTTATAATCACGACGGAGGTATAGGCATATGATAAAAAAACAACCAACGCGTGCGAGCCAAACTATAAAAAGTGATTCTACAAAAGTAGTATCACAAGCATCAACGGTTAAACCGAAAATGCAAAAAGCAGTTTGGTCTCCACCATCGTACTTAGATACGCCCAACGCGCCAAATGGATACCGACATAGATGGGTTCGGGTAGAAATTATGGGGTTCGTCGACACTAAAAACATACAAGGACGCTTAAGGTCTGGTTATGAATTAGTGAGAGCAGATGAATATCCAAATGATGACTATCCAGCAATCACAGATGGCAAATACGTAGGGGTAATCGGGCACGGAGGACTTGTGCTAACAAGGATACCGGAAGAGGTCGCAAGAGCAAGAGAAGCTTACTATGCTAAAGAAGCTAGTGATCAGATGAGTGCTATAGACAATGATCTTATGAAGGAACAGCATAAGGGAATGCCTATCGAAATTGATAGACAATCTCGTACAACCTTCGGTGGCAAGAAAAGTTAAAAATTTTTAACTCATCAAACCAACGGATAACATTAATCGTGACTGGAGGTCCGCAAGGACAGGTCACATAAGGAGATAACACAATGGCAAATCAATCTACAACTGGTTTCGGACTGAGACCAATTAGAAAGGTAGGTCAGAATGATAATAACGGTGGTTTAGGTGAATGGAAGAAAGCTGCGTCAACAACAGCAATCAATCATCAGGATCTAACTCTTTTAGCAAATACAGGCTATGTCACAGTAGGCACAGCAGGTGCAGGAGTGCTAAATGCAGTAGGTTCGTTAAACGGCAGTTTTTATACTGACCCAAGTACAAGTAAGCCCACTTGGTCGCAATATGCGCCCAATAATGCGGCAACAGACATGACTTGTTTGATCAATGATGATCCACAACAAATGTTTGAAATGAGAACAGCGTTAACATCGCTTACACAGGCAGACGCAGGAGCTACTGCACCAATAGTAGCAACAGCAGGTTCTGGAACACCGAATTTTTTATCGGGTTTCACAATCGGCGCGGTCACAACTGTTGTAAACCAGTTAAAGCTGCTTGGAATAACTAGAGATACTGAAAATGAAGACGTTTCCGTTGCAGGAAGTGTCTGGAGAGTCATGATTTCTAATCATATTCTAGGTAATAACGAGGTAGGTATATAATATGGCTATATCAAGAAACCAACTCGTAAAAGAGTTAGAGCCAGGATTGAATGCTTTATTCGGCCTGGAATACAAACAGTATGAAAATCAGACAACTGATATTTATACAACTGAGTCATCTGACAGAGCTTTTGAAGAAGAAGTTATGTTGTCAGGTTTTTCTCAAGCACTAGTTAAACCGGAAGGTTCAGGTGTTGCATATGATCAAGCTCAAGAAACTTTCACAGCTAGATACACTAACGAGACAATTGCTCTCGCTTTTGCTATCACTGAGGAAGCTATTGAAGACAATCTATACGACAGACTGGCTTCTAGATACACTAAGGCTTTAGCAAGATCTATGGCTCAAACTAAACAAGTTAAAGGTGCATCACCATTAAATAATGGTCAACCTACTGGAACATTTACTTCAGGGGATAATGTAACTTTATTTAATGTGTCACACCCAACACTAGCTGGAACGTTTTCGAACACACTAGCTACTGCTGCTGACTTAAACGAAACTTCATTAGAGCAAGCTTTGATTGACATTGCTGCGCTTACTGATGAAAGAGGTTTAAAAATCGCGGCTAAAGGTATGAAAATGATCATCCCATCTGCACTACAATTCACAGCTGAAAGACTTATGGCTTCTGCTGGTAGAGTTGGAACTGCTGATAATGATATCAATGCAATTAAATCTTTAGGAATGGTTCCTCAAGGTTATTCTGTTAATAATTATTTAACAGACACTGATGCTTGGTTCATTAAAACAGATGTGCCAAATGGTATGAAACATTTCGAAAGAGCTCCCATGACTACTAAAATGGAAGGTGATTTCGATACTGGTAATGTAAGATACAAAGCTAGAGAAAGATACGTTTTTGGCGTTTCTGACCCTAGAGGTATTTTCTCATCTCCGGGTGCGTAATATTTAAATAATTTAAAAGGCGGCTTTACAGTCGCCTTTTTTATGATAGTATAAAAAATTATGGCAAAACCAATTACAACTAATTTCAGTGGTCCGATTTTATCAGGAACCGTACAACAAACTACTTCTACAGGTTTGGGTGAAACCGGAAGAGTAAAAAATGAGGGTTGGGTTCTTAACACTCAAGTTTCAGAAAAAATATTTTATAATAGTGGATTAGATTTTGACACAGGAATTATTATACCTCAATATAGTAATATAGTAGACGCTCGTTATTTAGTAGAAACCGCATTTACTAATTCTAGTACTACTGCAGTTACTTTAGGTGGCATGATTTTAGGAAGTACTAATACAATATCAGATACTAACGTAGGTACTAGTGTTGCAATCGGAGCAACAGCATATGGTCCTTTGGCAATTTCTCAAGTAGGGGAAGATACTTTTTATGGAACAGGTGCTGAAAGTCTATCTGAGGGTGATATAAGACTATATGTCGGTGTTACAGCAAACAGCGCAACAGCTGGAAGAGTTAGATTATATGTTAGTTATGTACAACAATATTTCCAAGAGGACGATCAGTAAATAATTTTGTAGGGACAAACTTCCGCCACATTTAATTAAGAAAGTAGAATTATGAAAAAAACTCTCATCAACATATTTGCCTATAATTATCATGCTAAATTTACT